AATTTGTCCCAGCGGCGTTGGTAACATTTTAAGTTTTCCGTAGCCATTTGGACCATCCATCCACATTTTTGTAATCATGTGACTGACCCTGTCCAAATTGATTCGTAAATCTTGTGGGTGATCAACTTCACCTAGCACTGAATACCCCCCAGAAATCTGTTCATTGAGCGTTTTGACAGCCCTATCAATTTCCTTAGAAGAATAAACACGCTGATTAGCGTTACGAATGTCACCTTGAATACAGATGCCACTCAAGTGTAACGACTTACCATCATCATGCTCATCACGCTCAAGTACGATTTTAGCCTGATCGAAGCTCAGATGTTCTGCTAGTTTAGTTTTCACTTATAGTCTTCCTTTTTACTATCGTTTGCTACGGAAAATCGATTGCTTGTTATCAGCTGATTCGCCTGCACCTTTTTTCTCTGCACCATGACCTTTTTGTGCATTCATTTTAGTTGCATTCTTTGAACCAGGCGTGTTAACGTTGCCCATATTCTCTTCTTTAGGTGTAATGTCTGCTAGTCCACCGTCATTTTTACCTGAGTCATCGCTGCTTTTAGCAATGTTAGCACTAGTTCCGCCCATGTCGTTTTTCATATTATCAACGACTGACTTCTTGTTGTCTGAACTTTCAGCTGAACCTTTTGTTTCAGCACCGTGTCCGCCAGCAACTTTTTCTACGTACTCTCTAAACGTGTCTAACTCATCAACTTCTGGAGACATTGCTGCGTCAACAGCTTCTTCTGCATCCATGTCTGGCATGTCATCGCTTTCGCCTTCATCGCCATCACCTTTGATTTCGTCAAATTTTGCTTGTAACTCATCAACAATTGAATCTAAGTCTTGGAATAACTCAGCTGGCTCTTTTTCGCCTTCTTCTGAGTCTGCATCAACTTCTGATTCTAAGTCGTCTGTAGGATCGCCACCCATATCAGGCATATCGTCTTCGCCTTCAATTGCAACGTCTTCAAACTCTTCATCGACTTCTTCGTCTTTTGAGTCTTCTTTAACTTCATCTTCGTCAGTAGCTTCGTCAACTTTGTCTTCTGCATCGTCATCTGATGCTTCATCAACTTTGTCTTCTGCATCGTCATCTGATGCTTCGTCAACTGCTTCGTCTTCGTTGTCTGAAGTTTCGTCTACTTCCTCATCTTTCATTTCTTCTTCAATAAGGTTTTCGTAGATTTCACGTGATTTAGAAACCACGTACTCGTGAAATAATTCTTCTGCTTTTTCTTGGTTATCATTAACCAAGTTTTCAAGCATTTGTTCTAATGTAGATTTATCTGCCATTTTAGTTCTCCTTGAAATTATCGGTAAGGCTGTTTGTTATATATTTACATAATTGTTATAAAAATAGGGTTAAATGGTAGTATTTTGACTCATTTTGTGTTGATATATAGTTCCTTCAAAAGTATTGTCAAAATCACGCAAACTAATATGCTTTAGATTAGTATGCTGCGGACCTAGTTTATCTGGTATAAATGATCCATCTTCAATGATTCTATAAAAGGTTACTTTGGTAAATTCCTTAATAACCTTCTCTGTTTGACTTAACCAGTTGCCAAAAAACGTTGCAGAATCAGTAGTTTTCTTATAGTTAAAGGTATCTGCATATACATTATTAAACTTTCCTTTAAGTCCTTGATAGTCAAAACCAGCAATGTAAATATGTCTGTGTCCGTTTTGTGCTGCAAACCATAGTGCTGTTGGGCCACTACTCCATCCTTTGTGTGGACTAAAAAAGTTAATACCAGTATTAGTTTTAATACCTTTGTTAGGATTAGTCCAAACTGTACCCTTTTGATGGTAGTTTGCTTCGATCATCTCATTAACCATTTTAACATCTACTGCTACAATGTAATGAGGATCAAATTCTCTGTATTGTGCATTACAACCATACACTGTGCCAACTTTTAAAAGTTTTTCACAGTCAATAGCTCTACGGCTCATGCCGTTGCCTAATACGAATGCTATATCTTTGTGGATTTTTTTATGCTTCTTGCTCAAGCTTCGCCCCGTACATTTGTCTAATAAAATCTAGCTCTGAATCTTTTTCAGCAACATGAGCTTCGGATTGCAATCTCAATTGATTAATTTGACGTAATGTAAGGCGTATTTTTCTAGTGTCATCTTTTGCAAGGACGTCATCGTCTTTCTTATTGTCGTAGCGACGGTCAACGGAAAAATCGTTTACGTCATCATTAAAATATAAAAATTCTTTCAAAAGCATACTAGTATTTATTAAACTGCAGGAGTTTCTGCAGTTTCTCCCCCACTTACATCATCCGCTGGAGGCGCTTCAGCTGGAGCTTCTGCTTCTTCTGCTGCACCGTCTGTTGCCATTCCCGTAGGTGTTACACCTACTGATCTTAACTCTGCACCAGCATCACCTGGTTCTTGTAAGTTACCGGCATTTTCTTCTTTCCACAATTTTTCATTTTCTACAATTTCTTCTTGTGTTAAACCTAAGTAACGTTTCATTGCAAATCGTTTACTTAAATGCGGAATTGCATCTACTACACTAAAAATATTTGCTCTAGTAGTATCAAGTTCTGCTTGTCTATATGCTGCAAAGTTTTGTGGTGGTTGGAAGTTGATGTTAAACAATGATGCATCAATGTTATAACCGTTGCCGTCTAACCAAAGTTTAAATTCTTTGTCAAACGCTTCGGCCATGATATTTTGAAGTCTTTCGCAATATCTATTAAATCTTAATTCTTGGATATATGCAGTTCCTACTTTACCATCCGAAACAGTGTTTGCTTGGTCATCAATTGACGTTGGCAAGTAACTTGCTGGAATACGTAAAGCTCTAAACAGTTTGTTAGTAAAGAATTTTAAGTCTGTTATCTCACCTAGGTTTGTACCACCTGGTAATGTTTCAACTTTAGAACCTCTTCCTTCTGCTGTTTGCGGAAAGAAGTAATCTTCGTTAGTTGATAACGGATTGTAACTTGCATCAATAACACTTGTTCCGCCACCTGTTGAACTAGGAATACGTCTTTGTTGTATTTCGTTTTTAACTTTTTCAACAAAGCTCATTGCCATATGTGCAGGCATGTTACCTACATCAACATAAAAAATTCTTCTTTCAGGAGCACGTTGAATTCTATAAATGATAATTGCATCTTCTAGTAATTCTTTTTGCTTGTAAACTTTAAACACACTTTCAAGTAATGAATTACCAAATGGATAATTGTTGTCTAAACCTTCACTTAAAGAAATATGTACAATGTGTTTTGCATCTACTGTAATTTCATTTTGTTGATTTTGAAAACGTGTGCCTGTTGGCTGTGCTGCATCACCTACCATGCCACGGCCAAATCCGCCGCCGCTTGTGTATGAACTAGTTCCGCTTGGTGCTGTGTTTGTTGTACCGTGTGGTGTTGTTGCAACTAAATCTTTAAAGTTAAAGTTAATATCTTTAATTACATATTGCTCTGGAATCTTTCCTATTGACTCATTAACAATAATTTTAGAAATCTTTGCGTTGTCAATATACAGTAATTTTCTAGTTTCTGGATCTCTTAAGAAAAAACAGTCTCCGTATTTAAAAGTGTTACGCACAATACGAAACATTCTATTGTCAAACTGTTGTGATTTACTCCACTTCTGCATTGCTTCTTTAAGAAGTTTAGTTTCAGTACCGGACGGTTGTCCTCTAAAGTTAAAGTTAAAATTACTTAAATTACCGTTATCTTTTCCTGTACAAAATTCTGCTAAAATATCTAATGCTGCATTTACTTCTGAATCCATATCCATTGTGTCGTACTGCATATATTTTTCAATACGATTTGGACTACCAGCATATACGTCAGGTAGGTAAGAACTATAATTTGAACGTGCAGGACCAGGTCGGCCACCGCCGCTTATTGGGCTGTAGCTACCCGAATTATTATCAACTGCTACAGGAGTAAAATACTTTTTCCAGCTCATCTATTTCCCTATGCTCTCATACTAGACATTTCTTCAAGTGCGTCTAATATTCGATGTTGTACTTTTAAAGTTTCAGATTGTATCTGTATACTTGCTTGTGTATTTAGTGCAGCAGCATCTGCTGCTTCTTTTTCTGACTTACCAGGAACGTAATCTGGATTTTTCATTTTGTTGTTACGAAGGTTCTCTTCAGCGATAACGTCCAAAGCGTTAGTTTCATCACCTGCTTTAATAGTGCCTCTTACGCCAACATCTCTAGCACTACTGTACTGTCCAACAGGTACACTTGGTCTAGTATCTTTAATTACTGTACCATCTGGTGATACCAAAAAGCTATCTTCGTTTTTGGCAAAATCTTTTAAGACGTTTGTTGCATTACTTAAACTTTGGTTAAGTTCTAATTCTGCTTCTTTTTGTTTATTAAGTTCAGCATCAACAATATGAGCGTCTTTTGTTTGTTGCAATTCACCTTTTACAGCTCTGGCTAAATTTTCTTTGGCTAGTCTAAGTTTCTCGTCAAGAGCTGCGTCACGCTCACCGCGTTCTATTAATTTTGCTTGTTTAATTGCTAATGCTTCTGCTTCAGATTCGTAACGGTTTATAGCGAATCTATTAGCAAGTGATTCTTTCTCTGCTGCATTTTTTTCTTTCATGATTTCGATGTTTTTACGCATCTGTTCTTGTTCAGCTTCTTCTTCATCACTTGTACCAAGTGTTAATGTATCACCCCATGCCTTTAATTGCAGACCTAGCTCATAAAATGATATTCTCATATCTGCTATTGCTACTTTGAAACTGTCAAATACATCACCTAGTGTTCTAAAGCTATTAAAGAAATTAGTAAAATACTGCCCAATCGCATCAATCTTTTCTCCTAGCCAACCAAATGCCGTTGCGATTGGAGTTATTACAGGTTCGAACGTATCACCAAACCAATTTAAACCGTCTGTTACCCAATTCAATGCATTTTTAAAACTTCCCATAAAGAAGTCACTAACACCTTCAATTGCAGGATATAAATTTTGATCTATCATCTTACCTACATCGTCAGCCATTCTGCCAACAAACTCTATAGGTGGAGCAAAGGTATCTTCTAAAAGATCTTTGGTTGAATTAAATGCACCCATTAATTTTATTCCAACTACATCTGCTAACGGTTGGAATATTCCAGTTACATAGCTTATACCGTCTGCTAATAATCTAAGCGGTGCTGTTGCAATGTAAACAGCATCTCCAAATAAGTTTAAAGCACCTCCTATAAGTTTAAATGCTGGTGTAAGAATTGCACTAACAATTTCAACCACAGGCATAATAACTGCACTCAGCACTCTAAATACAGGGAATAAAATGTTTTCTGTAAATGCTGCAATCATTTCAAATGCACCCATCATAGTATCCATGATTCCTGTTGATGCTAACAGTCTAGTAAATGTTTGACTTATTTCATTAATACGTCTGCGCATTGCTTCCATAGCACTCATTTGCCCGTCGGTGGCTTTTGCTTGTTCTTTTGATGATTTAAGTAATCCGTCTATCGGAATGTTACTTGCTTCAACAAGGTTATTAAAATGGTCAGCCATTTCAGCATCAAATCTAGCAACGTCTCTAAATCTGCCTCTACTCTGTTTGCCTTCTATAGCCAGCGTATTGTTTAGTTCATTTCTTTGCCTCAGACTGATTGTGCCACCAGCTTCTGTAATTTTTGCAAACTCCATCATCATAGCTGCTGATTGTGGCATCGTCGATGCAAACAATTGAGATTCTTTTGTTGTTGCACTTCCTGTAGTAATAATATCCTTAGCAATATCTTGTAAGCCTCCCTTAAGGCCTGTTACTGTATTCCTAAACGAATCAGCAGCTTCTTGTGACATGCCTGAAATTTTTGCTTGGAACTGCCCGTCTGCTAATAGTGCTGCTTGTTTATCTTCAATTGCACTTCTTTCTTGACCTGTTGCTTTTGCAAGTAAGTCAATCTCTTTCATGTAATCAGTTGATGCTTTTGTTAACTGTTTTGTTGACATGCCTTGCAGTTTACCAGTTCTACCAAGGATAGTAGTATAACGTGCCATGCTTTCATTTACTTGTAAAGTTGTGAAACCCATGTTGTTAAGTTCACGCATGAATCCACTCTTACGTAAATCTTTAGACAAAGAATCAAAACGTTTACGTCCTGTTTCAACATCTCCGCCTAGTAGCCTAAATGCTTCACCGCTCTTTCTAACAAATGAACTGTATTCATTTATTGTCATACCTGCTCTACTTGCAGCCATGGACATTTCCATAACACTGCCGCCAAACGTTGCTCCGCTGTTTGAAGCACTCTGTGTTGCGTTAACTAGTTTTTCTGTTGCTGCTGCTGCCGCTTGGAATGTGCCGCCTAATAATGGAATTTTTGCTGCTGCTGCGGTAACATTGTTGTCTAGATTTGAATAACCAGCCATTGCACCTGAAATGGCATTACTCATATCAATCATTTTGCCTGCAACGCCTACAACAGCGCCACCAAATTTAGCAACTGCACCAAATGCTTTTCCTAGTGATGCTCCTAGTTTACTTGAGTTAGTTGCTGCTCCGCCTTGTGCTTTGGTTAGTTTACTGGCTGCTGCTGCACCAGCGGCTCCACCGCCTCCGGCACCACCGCCTCCGCTAGTTTTTCCGCCAAGAGCCTTAAGAATTTGGCGAAGAGTCTCTTCCGAAGCAGCATTTTTAGCTTCTACTTCGCCAACTCCGGGTATGTCGATCATTACTGCCATAATTTATTTTTGTCCAGTTAACTGCGCATATAAATAGTTATACTAAGTATGCAATATATAATGTATTTACCGGAGATAAAACCATGGCAGAACAAAATGCGTCAAATGATGCAAAAAAAGATGAGCAAGTTAATATTGCTCCAACAGTAACAGTTACACAGGCACCTGCAAATCCACTAAGTGGGTATTACAGACAGCCTAAAATTTATATTAGATTACCATCAGGCGGAAAGTATTATCCTGAAGGAGCATTAGATCCAAGTGAAAACGGAGACTATGCTGTATATGCAATGACTGCAAAAGACGAACTAATGTTAAAAACACCAGATGCTTTACTATCAGGAGAAAGCACAGTAGAAGTTATTAAGAGTTGCGTACCTGCCATTAAGCAACCTTGGATGATGCCTACTATTGATATTGATTCAATCTTGGTTGGTATTAGAATTGCTACTTACGGTGATGAAATGGATGTATGGGCTAACTGTCCAGAATGTAAAGAAGAAAACAAATATACAATACCGTTAACAAACTACATTAACACAGGTAAGTCAGAGTGGAAAGATAAAATCACAACTGGTGATTTGACTTTTGATCTAGAACCTTATAACTATAAGCAAATGACTGGTGCTAACATTAAAACACTTGAAGAACAAAGAGTGTTTAGTATTGTTAATGACGAAGAAATGTCAGACCAAGAAAAGATGGAAAAGTTTCAAAAGAGTTTTGTTAGATTAACAAATATGACCATTGATACTATTGCTGATGTAGTTACTGCTATTGAAACACCTCAAGGTAAAACAGAGAATAAGGATCAAATAAGAGACTTTCTTAACAACTGTGATAAAGAAGTCTTCCAAGGACTTACCGATCATTTAGCAGATATTAAAGGTAGACAAGGTATTCCAGATCAACATGTTAAGTGTGAATCCTGCGCCCATGAATGGGACTTACCTATAACAATGGATCAAGCAAATTTTTTCGCCGACAGATCCTGACGCTGCCCGTATCAGAGATCGTTGAACTATCCAATAAGTTAGACAAGGATGCAAGGGCACTTAAAAAAGACATTCTACAAATCTGCTGGTATATGAGAGGAATGGATTATACTGCTGCTATGCATCTATCCACTGAAGAGCGTAAAATTATTGGTGACATTATCAAGAGCAATTTAGAAACCACTAAAACTAGTGGCCTGCCTTTCTTTTAAGCAGCAACTAATTGTTGCTTAATTTTATCTTTTATAGGTTTTTGTAATTTAGAAATTTCAGCGGCTAATGATTTTAAATCAACTGCTGGTGCTGCTGGAGTAGTACCTCCACTTGCTGCTGGTGCTGCCGCTGGTGCGTCAGTTGCAGTATTATCATCTCCACCCATTGGATAGCCAGTAGTGTCATCTTTACCATCGTTATTTTTATCTACTTTATCATTGGTAGCTGGTGTTCCAGTATCGTATTTTACTTTATCGCCTTGAGCTCCGCCAGTTTTATATTTTACTTTACCTTTTGGATCATACTCATCGTCTGCAGGTGTTTCTCCTGCTGTTTTGCCTGGTGTTGATAATGTATCAGCCGGTGCTGCTGCAGGGTCTGCTGCTGGTTCGTCAGTTGCTGTTGGTTCAGCTGTTGGCGTATCTGTTGCTGGTGTGTCTGCTGCTGCTGGTGTGTCTGCTGCTGGTGTTTGACCTTGTGCAGTTTTTGCTTCTGGTTCTTGTGGATCTGCTGTTGCACCCGCAGTGCTTGGTGTTTTAATCTTCATAGAATCATAAGTGCCTTTGATTACATCATCAGCAACTCCTAATCCTTTAATAACATTATACACTTCATCACTATCAGTTGGTGCTCCTGCTTTTTTCCAAGCAGTCATTAATTTTTCTGCGGTAACTTTTGTAGTAACTTGTTTTGCAGCACCTGCAATACCTGCTCCGGTTGCTTTTGCACCTTTAGCTATTGCACCACCTGCTGCCTTTGCTCCTTTAGCTATTGCACCACCTGCTGCTTTTGCACCTTTAGCTATTGCGCCTCCGGCTTTTTTAAGAACATCTAATGGACCTTCTTCAAGCTCTTGTTTGTTGTAATGCTTAACTGCATCAAATACGCTTTCAAACATCATTTTGTTTTCTAACATATGATCGTTTGTATTTGTTATTCTATTAAACAGTAGATACACTTGACCTTCTGAAAGTTTTTGACCTTTAGGAACAACACTTTCTTGTGGTGCGCCACGTTCAACTCCTGCTGTTGCAGCACCTTGTGCGGCTGCTGTTCCAACTTCAGCGGCTTGCTTAACTTGTTCAACTGTTTGTACTAAACTTTCTTTACTTGCGGCTATTACTTCTAGTTGTGCATCTGTTAGATCTCTAGCATCTTTAAGATATTCAGCGGCCGCATTCATGTCTGCGTTTGTAGCATTTAAACTTTTTAGGTATTCAACGTATTCAACTGATCTTCTATTTGTTTCTTCACTGAAAGCATCAATAGCATTAGCTTTATCCATTGCTTTAGCAAGAGCATTTAGTTGATCCATTTGGTCTTGTTGTAAAATGCCTTCGTATGATGCACCGTATCCTGTTCCAAATTGTATTGATGTTTTATATGATTTAGCATAATCTTCTAAATTAGGATTTTGTTCCCACACAGCCGCTACATCATCTGGCATCAATTCTAGACTGTCTTGAAGATTAGCATCTTTGATTATTTCAACTTGATCAGCAATCTCTTGTGCGCCACCATCTACAATTGATTCAATTTCAGCTGTTGAAACAAGCTCTGTTGCCATACCAACCAACGCACCAATTGCTGCTGTTTTAGCTGACTTACCAACTGCTGTTGAAAGGTCTTCACCTTGTAATAAATCTTTAGTTGCTCTTGTAAGGAAACCTGCTACTGCACCACCTAGTGGTCCACCTGCAATTGCTGCTGCCGCAGTTAGAATAGCAACTGCTATACTTGCTTTGCCTGGATTGGCTTTTGCCCAATCACTAACAGCCTTAACTGCTTTAACAACGTTGTTGTCCTTGTCACCTATCTTTGTTTTTAGTTCAGCAAACTTGGCATCTATGTTTTTAACTGGTCCTGTTTCTTTTGCTGCTTTACCTAGTTCATTAACTTTGTTGTTGATCCATTTAACTGCTTCAACTGGTAGTTTAGCAACATCAGCACCTTTACCAATTGCTGTTCTGTTGCCACCTGATGCTGTTGCACCCTGTTCAACACCTGTGAATAGATTGTTAATTTGATCCTGCGAAAGTTGTGCTTCAACTACATAACGTTCAATGCTTGTTATCCAAGGATGAACCGTTTTTTGTTCAAACAGTGTAAAAGCTGGTTCGTTCCAACTTTCAGTAATTAGTTTTCTTCTTTGTAGTTGATCTAATCTCATATCATCATCGCCAATTGTTTTTTATCTTCAGGTTTTAAACCGTCTATTTGCTTCTGTATATTAGCTGGAATTTCCATGCTGGCTGTGTTTGGTGCTGCTGCCGGTTGATCACCTGCTGTTGACGCTGTACTTGCGTCTGTGGCGCCATCTGTGCCTGTTTTAGCTTTGTTAAATGCTTGTTTAAAACTTGATCCAAAGCCGCCCACTCCTGGTTTAGCTACATCATCTGGTGCTACTTTACCTGCACTCGGTGCTGCAACGCCGCCTTCGTCTGCAGCAATCTTGTCTTTGGCTGCTGCCATAAAAATTTTGTCTAGTTGTCCACCACTAAAGCCTTCTGCAATAGGTGTCATATGCGAACGATCAATACTTGCTGCTAGATCTGTTCCGCCTACTTTTGCTTTTGCTTGATCTGTTTGTGTTGGAATTGGTGCTGGCTTTGCTGCCGGTGTTGCCGCAGATTTTTTAGCAGTCGCTACTCCTGTCTTTACGGCGCCAGCCGCTGCGGTAGCTGTATTTTTTACACCTTTTGCAACTGCTCCTGCTGCTGCACCTACTTTCTGTGCCATAGTAGGATCTTTCATAGCTGCTTCTGCACCCTTAGTAGGGTATCCGTTTTTTTGTAGAAAGGAAATTACAAGCTCTGGTGTTGCACCTTCTTTACCACCTACCTTACCTAGAAATAAATCGAACTTGTCTGATATCTCGTTAGCCATGGCACCAACTTCAAGTTTACCTTTAGCTCTACGTCCAGTTCTACCAGGTACAAACGATTGAGCCTTAGTGCCAATCTTACCTAATATTCCCATAGGACGTTCATCTAATTGTTGTTCGCTAATTATCTCATTAAGTCTCATATCGATAGTTCCATGTAAATCATATATGTATTTATTTAAAGAACAGCTAAAGCTGTTCTGCGTTTTCGCTATCGCTCAACGCACTTGCTTCGCTATTACTTATGCGAAAGTATTGAAGTGTTAAAATTATTCTAACTATTAACTGCGAAGCAGTTTTAGCATTATCTAGATTGTATGGTCACAATTAGCCCGTTACCGGGGCCAAAGGTGTGTTTTGAACATTATCTGAGTTCGCACAGTCACAATAGCGTTAGATCTACAATGTATCTTATTTTACATAGCATAGGCGGTTATCCGTTACCTACTCAATCCGTCTTAGTATCTTATGTACAACGGCAGTTTACTATACAAACGCTAACTTATATAATAAACCTGCGAGAATTACTCGCTCATTTAGCCTAGTTAAATTACTTCTATTAATATACAGCAAACCGGTTCTGCTTAGGCGTATCCGATCAGCGTCCTGTTAAGGATAGTGCTGTTATACCTCTGCCGTTAACCAGAATTCCCTACCGTCACACATCAGAACGGACTTAGGACCACATGATAGCGCCGTGGCGAGCTTATTTAACGGTGTATTTGCCTAAGGATATATTATGTATTAGTTGTGGTTCTGTATAAAATGCAAATTAAGACTCATTTATTCGTTTTAATTCTTCTTTTAACACTTTAGAACTGCCTACTCTTACGTTGATTATGCCATTGTAATATTCGTCTGATTCTAGTACTCTACGATCAAACTGTTCTTTAGCCTCTAAGTAACTAAGTACGCCTCTGCTGGGACAATAATGTATTATCTCTCTTGTGAATTTGCTTTTGCCTAACTCTTCTACATCTGCTAGTAAATGATCACTGGATCCCCAATAGTCTCTCCAGTCACTTTCTACTTTTGAACGTCTTTTATTTTTTCTGCCCTTGAGTGGTGGGCGTGTCTTTTTAAATTTTGCTAGTTTCTTGCCTATGTATTTTCTGTCGTTAGTAAGATTTGTAATCAGGTAGACGAACCCTTCGCAATCTGCTGGAAGTTCGTTAATCTTCTTTTTCTGGTAGGTCCATTCTGACGTCATCATTAGTAGTTACTTTCTTTGGACGTCCGACCTGGCCCTTTCTGGCTATTTTTCTCTCTGATCGTTTTTCTTGTACTTCTAGTCTTCGTTGACTTGCATGTTTTCTAATTTCACTCAGCCAAAATCTTGCCTTAATTCCTGCTTCATCACTACCA